CATTAGCAAAATCTGAACGTGGAGCATCTCGAACCATATTATACACAGAGCCAAGAGGCACTTCCCTGTTTCTTCCAAATGCTATCTCGGTTCCTATCACTCGTATGCGTTCATTATCTGCACTAAAGCGACTTGCGTACTCTAAAAGCAAGGACGCAAACCCAGGTAAACCTCCTATTGTATTATACTCTTTATGATCCCTGTGAAACTTCATGTTTGCCGCGATCCACTCCTCTTTCGCTATTTCAGTGGCCCACTTAATACGATCAAACCCCGGAGTTCTAAACTCTTTATAATAGATTTCTACCAGTTTGTGAAAGATAGTTCCAAAGTCTAAGATCCAACTTTTCCCTATCTTTGGCGCGAACCCTTCAACCCATGTCATCATAAAGAGGGAGGGACAGGTTCTAAAGCAACTCATGATAGAGTTGTCAAGAATAAGCTCATAGGTACCTTCATCAGTGAGCTTTATCCAATGGATTGAGGGATTTGACGCGAGGAGAGATTCGAGTGCTCTCATTTCAAAAGCACTAAATCCCGCGTCTACGTAGAGAGGAATGTTAAGATCGGGCATTCTTATTCCTCTTCTCAACTTGTTCGCCTCGAATAGCCTGTTCTATATCTGCAATTGCATCATAAAGTACATCTGATACCATCGGAACATTATTCATCCGATTGAGCACATTTTGAATTGCTAATTTACCTGCTGAAGAAGCTTCAAATTCCATCAGCATAGCAACTCCCGAAGCTACTGCGGAGAGGTTATCATCAGGATCAGCATATCCCCGAATAAAAAAGTTAGACAAATGAAGTTTCAAATGATTTATTCGCTCTTGGATAAACTTTTCGTCTGTAATACCTTTACGGTAATTATACTCTCCGTAATTCTCGGCGCCAAGAGTGAATCGTTCAGCAACTCTGCGTATAAAACATTCAGGCACAAGATCGAGTCTAAGTGCCACTTTTGATGACTTAGCTTTTTCCATCTCAAAACTCCTTCTTTTTAATAAACACCCCCATGCTTCGCATGTAGCGGAGCTTGGGGTTACTTATTAGAGTTACTTCTTCGCTTGAGCTAGGAGCGCCATAATCTGCGCCGGGGTTAGGTTCGCCGCTAACATCGCTTTAAGCACTCCATCTGCTGTCGCGCTTGCTTTTGATGACTTAATGCTCTTTGTAACTTTGGTCGTTGTAGTGGTCGAGGTAGAGTAATCTTTTGCTGTAGACGCCTTAGGTAATGGAACTCCTGCGTATCTATGCGCATACTCAATCTTCCGAGTTTCTCTCTCTGCGAGCAGACCTTGAAGAAGTGCTCTGTGATATTCTATCGCTAACTCTAAAGCGTCAGAGGACATTGTGGCTATTTTACGCTGTGCAAAAAGCCAGTCCATTCCTTCTAAGCGTATACTCTTCGCCCTACGTCTATAATGCGTCACTACGTCTGTTTCTTCATTATAGTGAGAATACTCTTTTGTTATGATCTCACGCAGAACCGAAACATCTGAGCAACACTCTGTACACATAGAAGGGTCTATGTTTGACGCAAGATGCGTGCAATACATCAAAGAGCATTTAGTGCATCGAGCTATTTTGATCTCTTCTAGGAGATTTGACTCAAGACATGTGGGGCATACTTTATTTGATAAAGCTGATTCGGTCATTATCTAATCTCCTCAAAATCAACAGACTCACTGTAGTGTCCATTTGAGACTCCAAGCCAACGAAGAACTACTGTTCCTTTTATCGTACTAAGTCGGTAGAATGTCCATGTATATGATTTGTCAGATTCTAGTAAGGGTGTGAGAGGATACGAATTCGATTCTTCCGAAGCCATTAAAATTTCTGTCCCAATTAAATCTTCAAAATTCCCATTTACATCATTAAGACTCACACTCTCGCAACAATTTTGCCAGTGGTATAGCATATGTCGCGTACCATCGGAAAGATGGAAGACAAGTTCATCACTATATTGTTGACCTGTAATTTTTGTGATTGTTTTACCCACTAACTCTTCAAATTTCATTTTGTACTCCTTCTTCTTTCGCGTTTGATTTAAACTCTTACGCCTTCGGTCCCAACGAAGCTGGAGGCATAGCCTTATCCATCTCCTCTTGAACTGCAACCTCAATATTAAACGCAGCTAGGCGCCCATTAAGGTACAGTTCAAGCAACACTCGAATCAAAGGACTCATCTTATTTGCCGCTCGCACTTTACTTAGGAGCGCGAATTGCACCTTGGAGATACGAGTTGCGAGGATTACGGATTTAGTTGAGGAACCGGGCATATAATTAATTCTCCTGTAGAATCTTTTTGTACTTGCTCTTATACAAGCCATATTTTTTCATAGATTCCTCAGGAGTTAATCCTGATTTTAAATCTTCTTCTAGCTTGCGTTTCAAAGACATTTGGCGAGCTTTCAACTTAATCATGTAGTCTGATCGTAAAAGATTCTCGGCATGAGTTATAGGCTCCATGTGATCTGGATTTACACAAGCTTTATTCTTGCACTTATGATCTAACTCTAGTTTATAGTTAAATCCTTTATGCATTTGCCTATAGAACATAGCATGGGCCGCAAAAGTCAGGCCCATGAATTTTATTCTTCCATAGCCTTTTACAGTCTGGCCTAGCCATATCCAGCAAGGTGTGCTATAACCTAGGTCGGTTATTCGGTAATTCTTTTGTCGCTCTAGTTCAAGAGCTTTTTCTTCCTGAGTCTCGTATGGAATCATTTGGTAGGCCATAAGTCGTTACGCACCCTCCTACATCTTCGAGTGTACGTGCCTGCCGACCCCAAGTCAAGCCCTTTATTCCCCTTTGTTTTCAACGACTTACGAAAAAAGCCCGTAGGGGCACCCCCTCACCCGAAGGGGACACCTCTTCACGCTTCAGTTAAATGAAACTGCTCTCTCAACACTTCATGCTGGTCTAAAATCATATTTATATCCTTCATCGTCACAAATGCGCTGTGCGCTCGCTTTACAGCGTCGGAGCCGGCGATTTTGTAGAGATAGTCTCCTTTCCCTAAGAGCTTTTCCGCTCCGTTCTCGTCCAAGACAACTCTCGAATCTTGCATTGAAGGTAGTTTAAAGGCGATACGAGCAGGAAAATTAGTCTTAGCATCGCCTGATAAAATCTTAACACTGGGTCTTTGGGTTGCAAGGATAATATGTATACCTGCCGCTCTGCTGATCTGAGCCAATCGCTGTAGTAGGGTTTCAATAGCTTCTGGCCTCTCTTTCTTTGGTAAAGTGTTTAGCCACTCTCTATCAGATTGAATTACGTCTGCGAATTCATCTACAATGAGGATTTTATAATTAAAAACCCCATGCCTATTATCTGAAGAGGGCACTCCGTGTCGAGAGTTCCACTCTTTAACATTTCTAGCCACTCCACTCATTGTTGTAGTGCGGTATCTAACTTCTGCTATAAGTAACTCAAGACAATCCCGGACTTCGTGGATGTTTCGATTTACTTGTTTTACATGAGGGAGGCGCTCGAAAAGTACTAGATCGAGTTGTTTTGTATCACAGAGTATAAACTCCAACTCCTTCGGAGAGTGGCGAAGCGCCAAACTACAGATTGCCTGAGAGGTGAAGATGCTTTTGCCTGAGTTAGTTGCTCCTCCTATGAGAAGGTGCGGTTGCTCAGATAGATCCATGTATAGCTTGGTGCCCTTCGTGCCCACGCCCATTAGGATTGGGAGGGTCATAGCTCTTCCCTCGGTGGTGGAGAAGAGATTAAATAAACACTCATCAAATCGGACAATCTCCCTCTGAGAGCGAGGGACTGCGATAGTAATTGAACCTAAGTCCCTAGAGACGATGATTGACTCTACTGAGAGAGCTAGAGCTAGATCATCCTCTCTAGCATAAATCGTGCTGAGGTTAGACGCAGGAGAGGGTTTAAAGTAGTACGTAGTTACTACCGGTCCCTCTTCTGCGCGTTCAAACGTGGCTATAAAATCAAACGAAGTCATCTTCATTGATAAGAGGATGACTTCTTTTTGAATAGACTCGGGGTATTTTCCTAGTTCTGTTCCGAGGAGTTTCTGGATGAAGGGATTAAGAGGTGGGTTCATTTATACTGCTCCTCCAAAATCTTAATCACATCTTCATACGGTTTATTTACTGAATTTACGACACAAGCCTCGGCAGTGTGTATGAATATCGCTGTCATACGCACTTTTCCACTCTTGGTGTACCAAATAGTTATACTAATCGCATCAAGTTTATCACCCATGATAGAGCGCACTTTTCGTTCAAATTGAGAGCGGTTCATATTTCTCCCCTTTCTACTTTACCTTTAAAGCTACTGTCAGAAAGCATCAAGCGTTTAGAGGGTGCGAGATATTTAAGGCCACTTTTGATTGAGCCTCTCGTTAGATCAAGAAAAATGCCTCCTGTCATTTCAGCGATGTGTTTCATTTCAGAGATAGGACCAATGTGATAGTAAGAGGATTCATCCTTATCTGCAATAAAAACCGTATCAATTGGAATACCCATTTCTTTTGCAGTACGGAGGATTTGATCTTTCTTTGAGGTCTGTTCTGGAGAACCATCGCTGAATGCGATTAAGCGCGTGGCCTTTGGCTCTGCGCGAAGTGCCGCTTCAATTACTTGATAGAGTGGTGTTCCTCCTGTAGCTTCAACAGAAGGTTCTGTTATTTCAGAAGCGAGGAGAATTATATCTGAGGTTAGAGTGGCTGATTCTATGTTTTTTGGTAGTGATAGGGCGCAATTCTCTTTGTAATCGTATGCACCTTTAGGATTTAGAAGGTGCACCGCCACTGCGGTTGCGTTTGGGGTGCAATTTTTAAGAAACTCCACAACACCCTGCTTCGCAGCATCTAACTTAGGGCCGTCCATAGAGCCAGAATTGTCGAAGATAATCCGTAGTCTATCTGGAGCTTCGCTTGGGGAGATAAAGGACTTGGCTCTAGCGAGGGCCGCGTCTTCAGCTTTTACAGTGGAACTGGTCTCGAAGCCTTTGTTTTTAAAGGCTTCTGCTTTAAGTTGTGCTTCAGCCGCGGCTGCTTGAGCTTTACGTAATTCAATCATTGCAGCTTTAGCTAAGTTATTCCCCTTTGGGGGTGTGAATGGAGCGACCATTTTATACCTTCTTTCGTTTTAGAATGAAGATTTAACTCTTCCTCCCGCGCAGCAGAGCTACGGAGGAGACTAAGTTAAGCTGGTGTGAGTGATTTTGTATAGAGCTGATAGAGGTAGTTTAACTCCGCCATCGCAGCTCCATTACCGTTGTTTCTATCTGGATGTAGTTCCATAGCTTTGCGGCGATATACTTTCTTAAGCTCGTCGTTGGAAGCACTTTTTACCCAGATTACTTCTTCGTTCAGTTTGAGCGCCAAGGCGTTCCATAGAGCTTCCCCACTTAACTCGCCTATTGAAGCCGAAGGTTTATAAAAGAATTCTTCTTCTTTAAACTTAATCTCCACCTGCCCTTGGGCCTTCGGCTCTGGCTTCGGTGGGGGTTCCACCCAGTTTAAGGGAGTTTTATTTTTTACCTTCTCCTCAAGCTTTATAATTTGCTTGATCTGAAGATACTTTAAACCCCCTCCCACGTAGATAGAATTTATTACCGCTAAAATCCTTTTCCCTTGTATCCCTAAGAGAGTGGTGATAAAAGTAGCTACGTCATACTCTCTGTTTGAAAGGTTGATTTCTTTAAAGAGTGAACTGATAAAGTTAAAGGTAACTTTTTCAGTTTTGTCATAAAACCAAATTGTATTTGTTCTTCCGTCGGAGGACATGACAAATTGATACATATCTTCGTCTGGATTTAGAGGGTTTTCATGCACAATTTCGTAATAAAGAACCACAGGGCCACAGCCCCTTTCCCCCTCTCGACGAGGGCAGAAAAAGATCTCCAGCTTCGCTGGAGGCTTTAACTTAGCAAAGCTTCCACTCTTCCAGCGAAGCTGGTTTGCTTCTAACTGGAAGAGGGATGCAATCCTAAATGCTAGGTGAGATTACAGCTTTGGCGGTCACCCGCCACATCTATGATTTATGCCTGGAGATTCAGCCCAGCAATAAGCTTCGCCAAATCCTCTGCCGAAAGCTGTCCAAGCATACCAGCGAGCTTCTTCAGCGGGGAACCGCCAACCTTACGCTTGGGGCTTTCATTGAGATAATCACGAAGATCAATTGTCTCTCCGTCATGTGCAAACAGAGTTTCAGTCTCATCAAGCTCCGCCTGAAGCTGATTGGCTTTTTGCGTTTGCAGAGCTTGGATGCCCTTGTTTACAATAAAGAGTCTCTGCTCTTCATCAGGGATGAGTTCCGAAAATCCATCAAGAGTTTCAAGAGTATAAAACACGTAGGTGTTTTCAGAGAGGCGAGTGTTTCCATCCTCCTCCGCCTTTACCCAAGCTTTCTTATCCTGAGTCTCTGCGAGGATACGAGGAGTTTCGAGCAGCTTACCTGCGGTGCCGTCGGAGTTCTTGGTACCAAGAGCTTTATATTCATCCTTTCCTTTTTCATTCGTTACAGCTACGCCGTAGGTGCGATAGGTCTTCTTATCCACAGATAGGTCTTTTGAAGACTGAGGCTGCGGCGCCGTATCGAGAGTGGTGGTGTCAGTTGAGGGAGCGGTTGTTTCCATCAGTTCCAATTCATTCGACATTTGTAAATCCTCTTTAGCTAAAGATAACCCCCGAAGGGGTGGAGTCGTTTTGAGGGTACTCCTTCTAAACCACAATATGTGGTTTAGGAGTAGGACTCTACGAGATAGAAACAAACGCACATCCTACATCTGCAAGGAACAGCAAAAGTTCTGACTTAAAATCTTCCTCATTAACAAACGCTTCGTCATCGGGGGTTTCAACTTTAAAGACGATGGTTTTGGTTATTTCCTTCGGATACCCTGTAGGGACCGTAGGTGTTGTAGATGTGTTAAGCATAGTTTAAATCCTTCTGGGGCGAAACCCCTTCTATGTTTAAGTGTATAGGGCGCTCCGCGCCGTGTCAAGGGCAAAAAGGGCGCAAAGTGTGTGTTTTCAGGGGTTTATCCGGGCAACGACCCGGCTGCAATTCGAGCTGAGCGATCTTAGTTTTGTCGTTCCCAGTACTCAGATGACTCAGTTGACGCAGCGATTCTTCCACCTTACATACACAGGTAACTCAGGTTCTTTATGGAGATCAGCCAAGTGACTACTTATATACTGAATCACATGTGCCTCGGAGCACATGCACAAAGCACAAGAGCATTCATATTCAATATCAAGTGCTCTAATTACAAAACCGTCAGTAATTCCAGGGGGTATTACGTGAAACCAATGATTAGACGGTCCCCGAACTTGAGTGCATCCGGGGAAGTCACAGGTGAATTGGATTGTCTTAGCCATTTCAAAGCTCCTTGAAATAGATTTCTGGTTTAGTTTCGAGTAGCTCACAGATCTCTGGCCAGGTGTCGCCTTTTTTGTCGTTGATAAAAGATAGCGACTTATAGAGTATAGATGCCTGAGCGGAAGTGCAGCCAGTTCTGGAGTTTAATTTTGCCCACTTTACAACTGTTTTTGTGGGATAGCTGTTTTCTTTTAAATTCTGCGCATCTGGAACTCCTGCTTTTACAGCTAGGAGTTCCAAAACTCCCAAGCAGCAGTGTTTTTCTTCAGGATTGTAGCGATCTATAGGAGTGTGTAGCTGCTCCTTACCTTGTTTATACTTCCCTGATCGTAGAGCTTTTACCCACTCCCTACGAATAGTTGCTGGTTTTGATTTTGGAGTTAATTTTGTACTCATAACGCTTCATCCATCCCTTCCAATGCGTCAAGCGCATCTGCTGAGTTAGATACTTCGGTTAAAGAAGGAAAAGATGCTTCCCCTCTAAGGACGGCTGCTAAAAGCTGGGGGTCACTAAATTCTGAGTCAGGAATTGTACTCATACGAAAGAGTGACCCTTCCAACGGTTTAAATTGTTTAGTGAGTTTTAAAGACTCCGCAACTATAAACGCGGCTAGAGCTTTGGCGTTTATTCGTAGATCGGGTTTGTTTAAAGCTGCAGCCCGTTCTTTAGCGCGAAGAGCGTCGTGCTCTTTTAAAAGTAAGCGAGATTTTTGATCGCGCTCTGTTTTGAGGTATTCTTGAAGATACTTACATCTTTTCGACATCCGACGCATTTCAAGGAAGAGAGCTTTTGGGTGATTTTTAATTTGCATCTCAAGATCATAAAGCTCTGCCTTAACTTGGGAGTATTCATTCTCATATTTCTCAGAACGAAGCTCGGTTATGGTTTTACATCCCCTAATCCTTCGGATGAGGAAGATTGTATTAGCGTTTTGCACATCTAAGCGTCCTGTGAAGAGTGCAAATGCGATTTTGTCCTCTCTTAGAGGAGAGTTAGTTTTTTTCGGTAAATGAGGCATCAATCATAATCTCCTTTAGGGCAATGCGATTGAGTTCATACATGCGCTCTACCTCTTGGAGTTGCTCAAGCCAAGAGTCCATAAGTTCAGCGTATTGGTTTGCTATATCACAAATAACCTGAGCTGTGGCGCCCTGCGCGTGAATGCGAGAAACATCGCGTGCATTTTTGATGTTTCCGATGATAAAACTAAGAGAGTTCATTTATTTTATCCTCCATCTAAAGCTTTATCAACTCAATCAGTTGACGCAGTTGACGCAGTTGAATCAGTTGACGCAGTTGATAAAGCTTTAGGTGTAGAATAAAGTGTTACCACCTATATCCAAAAGTAGACGCACTCTCTCCAGAGTCTCGGCAAATTGACATAGATTGGTTTGAAAGACAATTAAAATCTCCACATGTTCCGTTTATACCTTCGTCTCGGATGAAGTTGCATCCACATTGGATGCAACGGGTATATGTTACGTCGAGAGTTTTTTGTTCTCTGTTTGCAGCGCGCCGAGCGGAGATTTGGCGGTGAGTTGAGTTAGAGTTTGGCATTTAAAACCTCCTCGTCTGTTAAAGGTAGAAACTCGAATGTACTATTAGAGTATGCAGCGTTCTTTTGTAAAATAAGCGCCACTCCTGTAAAAGTACACTTAGTGATAGACCAAATGACGCTGCGCATATTTTTGATGGAAGCGTCTGCTAATTCGTAGGACATACCCATTGGAGATGAAGCAGCTTCGATGATAGAGAGGATGTTTTGAGTGATGTTTGACTCAGTTAAAATACCTTCTACATAAAGCTCTAGGTTTGGAGAGATAAAAGCACCAGTGATATGCCCGGTTATTCTACTGGTATCATGATTTATCCCATTATGGAAGTTTACGGGTTTTCCAGGTAACTCAGAGAGTGCAGCTTGAGCAGCTTCGAGAGTTAAAATTATGCAGTGCTCTCGCGCACCGGCTGGGGGTTTAGTAGAGGGTTGATCTAGTTGGCAAAGAATACCTCTAAAACGTTGTGACATTTAAGTTCCTTTCTGAATTAAAGCTACGTCGATTAAAGCTAGTGCTTGTCGCACTTCTTCGAGAATAGAGCGTTCAAATTTTGTCAAAGCAGGTTTTGGGCTATGGCCGTTTAAGGTGTATAAAATCCTTCGCCCTATTCGTTCTATCTCTGTGCGTTGTGTTTGTGCCCTAGCTTTAGCTTTGAGATACTTAGGACTTAGAGGCTTCACCATAGGTTTCGCCATAAGCGAGGATTCGGCTGTTTTAACGGCTGCGCCAATCTCTTCATCAGAAGAAAAGAGTGATTGATAAAGCTCTACTTTTGATTTGAGAGTTTGCGTTTTTGTTGCAGGTTTTAAAGCTGGTTGTGATACTGCATCAACGCTATCGTGCAGAGCACGGAGAGGGGCTTTTTTTACCGCGCCTTCGGCGCTACTCTCCTGACGCATTTTACGCAGCTCTAACGCCTCTAAAAGCTGAGTTAGTTGTAGAGGCGTTAAAGATGAGCAAATTTTATCTACGTTAACTTTAGACATGACGCTACGCGCTTCCTTTTATTAAATGTAAGTACGCCTCCCGCGCCGCAGCTTGTTGCGCACGTTTTAAAGAGTTTCCAAGTCCCTCAAAAGAAAAGGAATTATCTTCAACTGAAGTATTCCACCTCACACACACACGAAACATCTTCGCATGATCCGGGCCTTGTTCGGAGAGAGTTGTATATTTCGGTATTCCAAGTTTGGCGCCTTGGAGATACTCTTGTAAAAGTGACTTCCAATCTGAGCTTTTTCCGCCTTCGGCTCCTTCGGCGGGATTGAGATTGATAAATTTAGAAACAAAGTTATCTACAGGATTAGCACTACGCGTAGCACTACGCGTAGCGTCGGTGTTATCAACACAAGTAGCAAGGCGCGGGTTCCCCGACGCTACGCGGGACGCGATCCAGTCAAGATACATAGCACCTATAAGCGCCTCGACTGTATTAGCAAGCACATTTAGATTCGCCGCCTCACGTTGGACGAGTATATAAATATACTGACCTAACTTGAGAGTGCGCCCTACTTCAGCGAGCGTTGTTCGTGATACGATCGAAGATCGTGCTTTAGTTAAAGCCGCCTCACTTGCCTGTGGCGAAGCTGCATAGAGCCGAAGGCTTACGGCACTCCCTATAAGAGAATCCCCCAGCCACTCCAAACGCTCGTTATCAAGCATAAAACCATCGTACATATCTGTACGATTGTCTTTAATTTGCTTGGACCTGTTATACGCATTTGCATATGAAGAATGTGTTAGTGCTTGTGTTAAGAGACTCTTATCCCTAAACACATACCCTAGCTCACTTTCAAGTCTCCTCATAGCATCCCATTGTTCGAGACCGCTTAAAAGTCTTAGAGGTTGTTGTTTGTGGTTATTCATAAATCCACCTTCTCGCGCTTGTGCGCGGTGATACGCGAAGGATTGTTCCTGCGTTATTGACATAAACTGCACACACCTCGCGAGAGGCACGCAGTTCCCATATGATAAAAGCACACGCTTCTGCTGTGCCGCTGAAGGTTATAGATTGAGTTTGATTCATGTTAAAACTCCCTGCGCTTGCGCGCGCTTTTATCAATTAGCCAGCGTAAATGTGTGATTCTTCTCCTGTTAGAAGTGTACGCCGGCGAAGCCGGGTGCGTCAAGCGAAAAGCGCCTAGGGGCGAAGAGCGCAGAGGGCATAAGTGTCCTGTTTTCAACGGCTTGCGGGCCGCACCTGTGCCGGGGGATGAAGTGTCTCCTAATTCCTATGGGGGTATACCCCCTTTTTGACCCCTTTTGAGTCTAAGGTGCCAACTTATACCCTTGAACTATCTCTTAAATACCTCAAGGGTATAAGTTGATTCCTTCTCCTTCTTTATATCCTTCTCCTTCTTTTTCTTCTATCTATTACTTATTATTATATATATATTTTTTTTTTATTTTCTATACATATAAATAACTATTAATAAGGAACATCTATAGGATTTGGCCGGGAGAGGCAGGGGGGCCATAGGAAATAGGAGACACTTGCGCTGAGCGCGGAGAGAGAGGGCGTAAAGCGTTGAAAACAAAGGACTTACGCCCCTACGGGGCTGCCCCACTCGAACGTTTTATGCACCCACGCCCTGATTTCGCCAAATTCACCTCTTTCATCTTACCGATGATACGCAGCTTGATTCACATTTTCTCCGTATTTGTTCCCAGATATAATTCGCCACAAATCTAGCATAAGGTGGCATTTGTTGCAACTCATCCCATAACTCAGGGAGAAATTCTCCTAGAGATTGTGTCCTGATTTTATCTACAATTGGTATTGTAGAATGGTTTAGATTCGACGCTCGCAATGCGCGAGCGCTGTGGATTGGATCGAATGCGCTACTCATATCATACCTCCATGCTAACCCATGAATCATTGACTCATGGGTTAGAGTTGAGGTACTCATGGGTTAGAGTTGAGGTAAGACTTAGTTGTTGTCGAACACCTTCTGTACCTGCGCGATGCGTTCATCGCTTGAAGCGCAATCCAATGCATTCTTTGTTTGCAGCCATCCAATCACATCTTTATGCTTTGACTTGGGAATTTCCCCCGCGAGTTTCGCCAAAGACTTGATTGCGTGTTCTTGAATGGGTTTAACTTCGTGGAATACTTGCCGAGCGTAGCTCAGAGTTGAAGACTTCCATTCAACCCCACGACTACGCCATACACTCGCAACTCTTTCGTCTTCCGCTGCCTCTTTCATCTTACCGATGATAAAGAGTTCAGCGGAAGACGCAGAAGGATACTCTTTCGCCAAAGACTCAATTTCTTTGGCCTTATACCGCACACTCAACAGTCCACTCAAGTATCCAATCTCAATCTCATTGAATACACTTAGTAGATTGAACACCGTAGCATCCTTCGAGGATGCAACCGCATCCTTCGATGATACGATTGATACTGTTGACTGAGGTACACTCACGTTAGCCGATGCTAACGCATCTTTCAATGTTCCGTTTGACATGATATTCTCCTCTTGCATATGGGCAAGGATGGACCTAACAGGCGATACAGCTATCCACACGAATGGGCACGTCTAATATTACCGTGCATGGTATCTTTATCTGTTAGGTCCATCCTCACCCATAGGTAAGGAACAAACGTCGTGAGACGTTTATAGGTGTCACGCCAACCAAGTGTCATACACCGTTGGCTCTTTCGATTGTCAAAGTACCCTATGCTCTACTTAACCATTACTGGTATCAGGAGTCATATCACCTAAGTGATGCCGGGAGTTTCTTTCGTCTCTCTCGACTGAATTAATCATACCATGAATTGAGTCGAGCGCAACAACTATTTTGAAAAAGTTTTCCACAGCTATGTAGCATACTACATAGCCCCTCCGGGGCGCTACGTAACTCATACGACTAACTACACTGAGTTACTAACTCATAACTCCAACTGACTTAGTAACTCCCTAACTCATAACTCCTGATAAGTGGAGGGTACCCTTCTTAAAAAATCGAATCACGCATAATTTGCTGGGGACTCAGCTTACAATTTTTTGGTAAATTTCACTTTATAGGTTATATTAAGAAATTAATATAATCAAATGCGTCAACTGAGTCAAATGCGTCAATTGAGTCAAATGCGTCAACTGAGTTAGGCCCCGCAGGGGCGCGGGGTATGACAGTGAGTTTTTAGGGATAAAGGGTGTCATACTCCCCCTAAAAGGCTTGCGCCCCTTCTCAAGCAAGCGTATTCTTATATCAGAGGACACTCTTATGTCATTTCAAACTAAAGACCCTTCGCCTCGTGAGATTAAAAGCACCCCTATCGGGCGGGCGTTCCTCAAACACTTTGAGGAGTTTAAAGATGTGTTTAAGAGCGGTCCTATAAATGAGCCTGATTTTAATCCAGATGAAATCCTCGCTCCGCGAGAGGAGGCAGCTTAAATGCCCAATCCTCACTACGGTGCATCTATAACTGCGAAGGGGGGCATAAGTTCGCGCCCAGCCAAAGGTTCGAATTTTAAACGCATGGCGCTTATTGAAAAGCTCGTGCGTTTAGACATGGGTATCGCCACCTCTGGTATCTTTGTCCCAGATGAAGATATAGCCCGAATGATCGGGCGCTCTAAGCAACTTGTTGTAGTAGCTCGCCGGGGTGTAGAGTATCTTCGTTTAAGAACTCAAATCGCTACAGGCGTAGCCCTCGGTAATGACCAAACTGCAAAAGATCTTAAAAACTATCGGCTGCTCCAATTCAAGGAGATGCTCCCAGACGCGCTTAAAGCTATTGCTGATGAGATGACTCGTCCGGCGGTGACTTTAGCTGAGCGTAAGTTTAAGGTAGAACTTGTCCGAGACTTCCTTGACCGTGAAGGTACGTACCCCAAAATCTCTCGCACAGACTCTCACTTAAAGATCGAGCACAACTATCACGAAGCTGATCAAGTTGCTGAAGACCTTCTAGCTGCACTAGATGCCCCCTCAGCGCAGTCTCAAAGCCTAACTGATCGCGCCAATTCTGTACTTAAAGCTAACCAAAGCTTCTCTCAAAGCGAAAGCCTAACAAGCGATAAACAAGAAGAAGCTCTTAAAACTTTAGAGAACCTTCAAATCGAGGGTGCTCCAGTTAACTAAGAGGCGCGGCCCCGCCGCAACAGGTTGGGATTGCATCAGTTTTAAAGCAGCTAGTGTGATTTAGAATGTTAATTCAAACTTCAACTCGTGTTGAAGAACAAGCGATTCGTGACGCGATGGCAGCGGCGATGAACGCAAAGATGGAGGCTTCTCAAACAGGGAGCCTCCATGTTCCACGTGCGGAGATTTTAAACTACAAACTTATCCCAACTTCCGGCCTTCCAGATGCGAGGAAACCCTTAGCTCATAAGGTCAATTCCCTAATTGATATGTTCTACTTCGCAACTGTAACCCTTGGACGCACTCGCCTCCAACGAGGGCCGGATTATCAATATAAACTTCATTACCAAATGTGCCTTACAGTGATGAAGGATGGGCTTAAAGAAGTAATTGAGATTCCGAGGGATCACTTCAAAAGTGAAGTATATAGTGTAATTTTCCCCATGTGGCGCGCCCTCCCTTTTGGCCCTAAAGAGGAAGACCTCTTCACTCGTTTAAAGTATTCTGATCTCTTTATTGAATGGATGAAACGCACTCACTCCCAAGACATTCGTATCTTAGTAGTGTCGGAGACTATTAAAAATGCAATCAAACTTGGCACACGTATTAGTAATCATTACGTCAATGGGAAGATGTTCCGTGATTTATTTCCTGAGATTCTTCCTTCAGCAAGTGAAACCTGGACCGCTGATTCCTTACATCAAAAGCGTACTGCGGCAGGAAGTGGTCAAGGTGAAGGCACCTTTGATTTCATCGGTGTAGGGGCTGCACTCCAATCTCGTCACTATAACCTCATCATCCAAGATGATCTAGTAGGTAAAGATGCCATCCAAACTGATTCGATTATGCAAAGCACGATTGAGTATCATCAGTTATTGGTTGGTGCCACAGATTCAGATCCCAATAATCCTAATCGGGATTTTGATGAGATTGTTGTGGGTAACCGTTGGAGCCATAAAGACCTCAATTCTTACATTCGAGATAATGAGTCTTACTTTGGCTTTACTACTCACTCCGCTCTTGGTGGGTGCTGCAATCTGCATCCTTTTGGGACTCCCATCTTCCCTGAAGAAATGGGAATGAATAAACTTCTTCAATGGAAGCGAAGACTTGGCACTTACTTTTTTACTTGTCAGTTTTTAAATTCCCCTATTGATCCATCTAAAGCTAAATTCAACATGAGCGACTTTCGCTTCTTCCACTTTGAAAACACAACAGGAGTTCTCACATCCCCAAAAGGAGGATATTCCAAACTAGATATAATACATAAAGTTGAAAACGGTAAACCGCAGCAGGTTAGGACAGTTATCCGGCACCATGTAGTAGATGGTGACGTAGAAAAAGATGTGTTTCCTCGGCATCTTGATAGATATATGGTCGTTGATCCTAATCACTCTGGTCAACATAAAACTCTAGGTGGAGGTCGCTGCCGCCATGCTATAATAGTAAGCGGTGTCCAGCGTGATCCTCGTAGAGTATATCTCCTAGAAACCTGGGCCAAAGCCTCACTTATCGGTGACTTCATCAACCAGATGTTTAAAATGGCAATTAAGTGGAAGATCTCCACTATTCATGTAGAGGCAGTAGCTGCGCAAAAGTATCTCCTGTATCACTTGGAGTATTTCATCAACGAGCACCGCCTCGACATGCCTGAGATAGCTAATATAAAAATCGAACCCCTTAAAACCCCGCAAAGCGCCAATTCTAAACTTGAGCGTATAGATAACACCATACCCATAGTTGAGCGCGGAGAGGTTTGGCTTGATTCACGAGCTTCTCAAGACTTTAGAGACGAAGCTGAAGCATACGGACAGAAAAAAGGTCTTATCGACCTTCTTGATGTTTTTGGCTACGGACCTCAAGTTTGGAAATTTGACACCATCTCCGAGGATGAGGTTAACTCATTCCTAAATCAGCGTCTTGCTAAATATAAACGCGGCATAGCTTCTGTTGCATAACCCATAAAAATAGGAGCATTAAGTGGCGCAAACTCAATCAGAATCTATGAAACAGGCGGTGGACAAGATGTATAAAGATCTATATCTTACCGAAGGTAGAGATAACCCTTCCATCGTTACGAGGATGGCGCTGATAGAAGAACAACAAATTCGTATAAGTGCGAATCTAACCTGGCTTATGCGAGCAGTAATCGGAGAAGTCCTACTCGTATCTGGGGAGATTGTTCTAAGACTTCTCAAATTGTTCTAAGTGTCTGCGGCGAATGCAGAGCACTCAAAGATTCAAAAAGCGCGAGGTAATTAAATGAATCTAAGTTTCCTAACAACACCTACCGCACAAACAGTAGAAACCACTTGGATATGTATGCTAGTGGCTTCAGCTTTTGTGCAATCTTTGCCTACACCGGCGGAAATTCCGGGGGTATGGTACAAGGCCCTATATAACTTTCTTAATGTTATTGTGCAAGACCTCAAGTCTTTTGTCAAAACTCCGACCTTCGCAACGACTACCTCAAGTTCCGCGGTCACTACAGTACTCCCATCAGGGTCAATTGAAACTGTTAACACAGATGCTACAGCAACCTCAACCAGCGGCAGTGCCACAACCCCCAAAACTGGAGTTTAAAATGGCAAATGCACAGATTACTACGAAAACGGGAAATGTGATTGAAGTGGCTTTTGAGGATATTCTTCATTGGCTTGTTAAAGCACAGAACCTTACCCTTAAAGGACCGGCGATTATTGCAGCGGTTACGGCTATCCTCAGTGCGGTGGATAAGGTTGTAGTTGATGCGTCTCTTGATGTAGCAGCGCCTGCGGATCTAATCAATATCCCTATGGATGTGCAGCAGCTTCAAGATGTTAAAGCTGTGTGGGCGGATATTAAGGCGCTTTTTAAAATTTAAGTGCAGCGAAGCTGCGTGCCCTACACACCTGAAGGAACTGCGATGATCTTAGATATTCATGAGACCCCTGAAGGCGCGTTTTCTAAACCTGGATTTAATCAATGGGATGGGGATGAGGAATTTACATCTTTTCGATTGATTTATAAATCTGAGGGTACTAGTTGGTATTTTAGAATTCGCAATTTAATACAACCAAAATACATTTTTGAGTGGGATTAAAAAATGCCCTTTCCAGCGCCAGCGAAAGTAGAAGCCTCGAAACTCTTCTCTTCAGATGATTTGGAGAGACTTGAGGCTTTTATTAAAGACAATGTAAAAAGCATTAACTCAAAGCTGGAGAGCTATCGCTCGAAAAAGCTTCCTGAGTATGTGCGACTTTATAAAGGTAAGCCGAAGAATGATGAAGTGGATTTTCCTTGGCCTGGGGCAGCGAATTTAATCATACAATTGATCGGCACATTCTGTGATGAACTTCTCTCCAGAGTGATGGCGATTTATATGTATGACCCGCTTTGGAAGATTGAGATTTCGGGAGATAACTCGGATCAAACAGGAGAAGATCAGAGGAAAATCTTAGAGAAGTTTCTAATGGATGAAGCGTATGATCCTTCCTCTCTTAATCTCTATCCCGTAGAGCAGGCGTGGTTTAATTCGGCCATCAAGTATGGAAACGGTATCATGGAGTTCCCCTGGGAGTATGATGTAGAGCAGATTTATAACTTCACCGGAGGGGGAACTTCTGATGAGGCGGAAGTACAGTTTGAGTTCAAAGATGTAGTCAAGCGAGATGGCCCCCATCCAAGGCTTGTGCCGTTAAATAAGTTCGGTATTGATCCCTCGATTACGAACCTTTGTGATGCGAACTTTTTTTATACCATCGAGACTCTTGATTACTGGCAGGTTGAAGATTTGTCCCACCGCTCTAAGCTTTATGCTGATCTTGATGATAAAGTGCTAGAGGAGATACTTGATAATCCTGATAGAACTGAAGCTGATGAAATGCAGCGGGAAGTGCTTCAAGCTCTTTCAATGAGTAATGGGGATGATTTTAGGGGGAACAGGGAGTATGACTTCTACACCTGCTATCTCAAGTTCCAAATAGGTTCAAAACGCTATTCTCTTATCTCTCGCTATCATCATAAAACTAAGAAAGTGCTTTTTACCATCTTTAATTTTTATCCTGAAAATGCCTTTCCAGTTGAAGATGTAAAGCTTACTCAAGATGAAGAATCCTACTTCGTCCAGGGTTATGCACAAATGCTTCGCTCTTATCAGAAAGAAGTATCTCAAAACTCAAACTGGCGCACAAATAATAGAAACATGGCTATGCTTGGGGTGTGGAGAGTAGATCCCGGCTCCAAACTAAGTTCTGTGCTACAAATGTACCCCGGTGTTATGGCTCCAGCGAAAGATGGAGAAATTGAACTAATTAAAGCCGGCTCCGATGTAGGCACCAACCCCGCGGATGACCAGTTTATCTGCGCTTTAGCCAAGGAGCGAGCTGGTATAGACCCATCCATAGGAGGAACCGGCGGTGGTCTGGTCAATAATAAGCGAGGTATCTATTCCGCATCTGGAACTTCGATGGTACTCATACAGCAGAACAACCGCAATAATCTGCGTATGTCGGACATGCGATCGGGTCATGTACGTATTGGGATTAAACTTTTAAATATGTGGAGCACTTTTGGGGTAGGGGATAAGATAAGGAAGTATGGGGATAAGGCAGAGACGCTTAAAGATGCGCTTATTGCTTATACAAAGAAACAACTCGGCTTCCGCCTACGTCCTACTACAGCTTCTAATAACAAAGAACTCGATCGGCAGAATGACATACTTTTGAGTGGCAAATTAGACGCAAGTGGCCAGATGATTGCGCAAATAGTCCAAGCCCTAGGTATGAACAAGGGCGCTATGTACACCGAACAACCTGCCCTCGCTAAGTATTATGAAGACTACATCACTGCTATAGTCGCCCTCGATCGAACTATTGCCGGGAACTTTAACCACCCTGACATGGATAAACTCGTGGCAATGGTAGATTTCGACTTACTTAAACCAAAACAAAGCGGCGGAGCCGCAGGAGGAGCAAGTGGACAACCTGGGGGAGCTGGTCCCGGAGCTGGACTTAATCAAGGAACTATACCGACTGGAGGTGTTCAAACCTCTGGCGCTATTCCTCAATAGTTTGTATGAAGAAACCCTCAAAGAACTTCTACAGACAGATAAAGTAAGAGAGAATGAAGAAAAAGTAGCGGTATTACTCTCAAGAATGAATTTGGTAGGTACCCTCAAAGATTTACCTAAAGTGATAACAGATTTAAAAAGTAACCTAGAAAAACGAGAAGCGTTTTTAAATCGAAGTCGAGCAGCGCGAGAGGATTAAGATATGAAATGGTGGGAATCAAAAAAAGACGGGGAGACTGAAGAGATTAGGCTCCCTAATGAAATTCAAGAACAACTAGACCAGGTTAAAGGTCTCAAAACCACTGTTGATGAACAGGCGGCGAAGCTGAGTAAGCTAGATGGTATCGAACAGATGCTAACTCAGATGCGTACTGAGCAGCAGGATAGAAATAAGCCCAAGCCAACGGCCAAGACTGATGAAGAAGTTACGGCTGAGAATGAAGAGATTTCAGCTTTGCTCTTGACTAATCCTCGTGAAGCATATGCTCGTCTCGCGGCTCATACCAACGCGGGATATATGACCCTCGCGGCGCAGAATGCAAAGCGTGAAGTGTTTACAGATCAACCAGAGCAGTTTAAATATTACACTGGAGAGATCAAGGATGAAGTAGATAAGATCCTCAGTGCTCAGACTCTTGCTTTTCAAGCTAATCCAGAAGCGATTAAGAACACGTATTTTACGGTTCTTGGTAGGTTTCAGGATAAGATTATGGAAGGAAAGATTAAGGATAGGTTTGCGGTTTCTTCTATGAGTCGGGGTTCTACTGTGGCGCCGGAAAAGGATAAGAAGAAAATCGATTCCAACGACGACATTCGTAAGATCGCTCGTCAACTTGGGATGAAAGAAGAAGATTATATCAAGCTTCTTGAAGAAGACGCGGAAAGGTATATTTAATGTCTGAGCAGATTAAAACGAATGGAGTTATCGCAGGAGTTAGTGATAAAATGACTTCAGCTCCAGTGCCTCCGGTAGCCGTACCGGAGGCTAAGGCTGCTTCTGTAGAACAAGTGCTTGAGCTTCTTAAAGATGTAGCAGCACTTAAAGCTAAGGTCGAAGCAAAAGAACCTAAACGGGAGGCCGCCAAACCTCAGGAGCCGATTGATTGGACTAAGATCAATGAGACTCACGTAGCCGATCTCAACTTCCCAATCCCGGTTTATGAGCATGAACTTCCTGCTTATATGACAGTGTATCTTTCAGACAATAACTACGTAGCTAAGTGGGTGCATAGGTCTGCGGCCCATCTTGGTACAATGTTGGCCTCTGGCTACGAGTATATTACTGCTAGTGATTGGGACCCAACTAAACCCCGAGTCCTCGCTTTCAACCCCGATGGCCATCTTATCTACGACGATGTTATAGCTCTTAAAGTGCATAAATCTCGTTACTTCGGTAAACTTCGGCGCGAGCAGTTAAAAAGCACTCAGATTCGTGGAATTTCTGGATACAACAAAGTTAAGGGTATGGTTGGAAATGCTATTGTTAACATCCCAGGCATGGCATCTGCCATGGAGAAAGGTGCTATGAGCTTCTACGGAGAGTCTGCTGAAAGTGCTGTAGAGCAGATTTCAATCTAATACATAAAAAGCTCCGGCTCTGCCGGGGGAAAGGAATACAAAAATGGCAGGGCCAAATACACAAAACCATGGACCGATTATTAGTGTGCAGAACACTACTAATTCTACTCCTTTAACGGGCGCGGTACTTGAGGCTGCGTCACAGACGTTTAAATTCGGAACCCCCGTTCAGATTAACGCTGCAGGATTTATGAAAAACTGGGATGGGGCCACAACTACGAATGGGATTGCAGGTATCGCGGAAAGCTTTGGGCAGAATCTTGCCTCAGCTGGCGCGGGCTTTCCAACTGCGGCATTTGCTCCAGTTTCAGGGCCAATCGCTATCCAAACGTATGGGTTTGTACCAAATGAGGCTTCGGCGGTTAACACTGCGCTGGGCACTCCAGTAGCAGAAGGACGAACTTTATTCGTAGAAGCTGTGGATCAGAACTACTTCCTTGGAGTGTTTGATAACTCTGCTGGATTGGTGGCCGCTGATTATACTCCTACGCAAGCTGACTTTGCCCCAGGTACCAATACCTTCGGTCTTACTATTGATACGAATGGTTTCTGGTACGTGGATTTTAATAAAACTGGAGCCTCGGCTGTAGTTCAGCTGCTCCAGGTTTATCCCCAAGATGGCTTTATTGTAAACGCCCGAGTTATCTTCAAGTTCCTCGCGGCTGCATCACAAATTAACGCTTAATCTAAGGAAGGAGGTTCTTTTAAATGGCACAAGTAAGGGCAAAATACCCACAGCTAATGCAGCCGGGAATGTCTAAGATTTGGTTTGATTCGTTTATGTATCAACTCAAGTCCTCTGATTATCCTAAAGTATTTCACGAAGATTCTTCTACACGTGAGTATGAGCAGGAAATGGAAATGGCGGGAATCTCAGTGCTGCAAGAGAAGCCTGAGAATGCTCCTACGATGTACACCGAGATGATTCAGGGTGGATCGAAGCGATTCTACCACCTTACATACTCTCTAGGACTTCGTACATCCAAGGAGTTGATGGATGACGATCAGTACGGGCTTATTAAAAAGGGTCCAACGCTTCTGGCTCGTAGTGCGGCATTTACGCAAGAGATTATTGCGTGGAATGTCTTCAACCTCGGGTTCACCTCTGCCATCACTACTGTGGATGGACTTACTTTGTTTAATAACCAGCATCCTCTCCTTGGAGGCGTGGCTGCTACTAACCTTGCACCTGGTGCAGCTAATGTCATCTCTTTGGCAGGGACTTGGCCTAATCGTCCTGCTACAGATATTGACTTTAGTGTTGCTGGATTGCAGTTGGCTACTAACCATGCTGCTCGGATGGTTGATAATCAAGGCTTTCCAATTAGACTCCGATGGAAGTATCTAATTGTTCCTCCTGAGTTGAGGTTCTTGGTGAGGGAGGTTCTTGGGTCTTCAGGGAAACCGTACACTTCGGATAATACTATTAACTCGCTGCTTCCAGAAGATTACAAACACATGGAAGTGCCGTGGCTTAATAGTGCATCTAACTGGTTCCTCGCGGCGGAAAAAGAAGATCATACCCTTCGGGTATATCATCGCGAACGCCCCAAGTCTGATTTCGATGATGAGTTTGATACCGACGCGCTGAAGCAAAAAACACGCTTTAGAATGAGCGCGGGAGCAACTCGTTGGCAGGGTGTATGGGGCACCAGTGGCCCTTAAGTAATAGGTAGAAATTATCTATTATTTGTTTTGATCTTTGAAACAGGAGCTACTCTTCAATGGCAC